GTAATAGGGGTCGCCATTCGGACACTCACTCATCACTTCGCCTCCTTCCCCTCCGCCGCCGCGAGCATTTCCTTCAACCGGTCTTCTTGCCAGGCGCGTTCGGCATCGGCGGCGACACGGGCGACACGGGCGGCATAGGCGGAGGCATAGGCGGCGGCAGCGGCGGCGACATCGGCGGCATCGGCGGCGGCATGGACGGCATCGAGTTCCGCCTTTGTGCATTTTCCCGCGAGATGCCTGCGCGCGGCTGTGATGGCATCCCACGGCCTTCTGTCGTCGGGGCAGACCTCATCCCACGCGGCGAGCAGAATATGCTCTGCGTAGTCGCAGGCCAGCAGACGCGAGAACCGATCCCCTTCCGCTCGCTGCTCGACCGCGCACAGCGCCCATAGGGCATCGTCCAATCCGTTCGCGGCCAGAATCTGCAGGATCGTGATTGGGGTGTCGCGACCGTAGAAGCCCACGCCGCCTAGCGCGGCGGCCAGAACTCTGTAACGATCTTCGCACGCGCCAGCCTGGTGCAGCAACCGAAAGCTAGTCGTCAGCATCCCTCAGCCTCCTTCCCCTCCGCCGCCGCGAGCGCGGCATGAAGCGCGGCCACGTCCTTCCCCATCGCCTCCAGATTGCCCATCACTTCGCCTCCTATCCGCGCCAAGCGCTCCTGGCCCCGCGTCTGCCGCATCATCTCTTGCAGTTTCCTCTGGTGAGCGTCGAGGACTATGCCCTCGGCCGCAAGCTCAGCGCGCACCTCCTCGCGCGACATCGACGCGACCCCCTCCGGGTCCTCGACGAATGCCATCAGCGCCTCAACGTGCTCTGGGTCACAGTCACCCATCACTTCGCCTCCTATTGCGCCCTGACCACGACCTCGATTATCGCTGACTGTCCAGCCGCCATCGCCTTCACCGGGGTGGTCACCGTCGAGGTTGCCGGTGCTGCAATCGCCACCACCGAGGCATCGGCATTCGTGACCGAGCCCGACACAAACACGCATCGCGCTGGCAGCTCCCAGGCGAATGTCGCTGCTTGGGTGCTCAGTTCCGCGATGGTGACCGTCACCGGCTGCGATTCAATGGTCACGGGCGCGGGCGACCCTGCCGGGTAGGACGCGGTGAGCCGCGCCTTGTTGACAGTCGTCGTCGGGGCGGGAATCGCCGCCGCCCAACGGACGGACCCCTGCTCGCCGGGACCGAGCGTTACGGTCGGCGTCAAACAGGTGAGCGTCGGGTCCGGCGGCTGCAACACCGCGCCGTTTCCCGACACCGCGACCCCCTCCACGCAACCTCCGAGTGCGACCAAACACAGCATCAGCCACAGCCGTCTCATGTCCGTTTCTCCTTTCTCTCGCCTTGGACAACTACATCGCCTCGCCTCTTCTCGCGCTCCTTCTTCCTCGCCTCCGCAAGCCGCTTCGGTGACCAATGGTAGCGCTGCGCATTGCGTTCCAGCACGGCTAACGCTGCGAACAGCCGTCGCTCCGGCGTCCACTCGCGGCGCAAGCCCGGCAGCGTGCCGATCTTCACGCCAAGGTCCCGGAGGTTCACCGCTTTGCCGTCCTCCAAGTCCACCACGGCATCACAGAGGAGTGCGACTCGGGTCTTCAGCCGCATGATCTCCGCCTCCAGGGCTGGCTTGATCCGCGCTACCTGCGCCTCGGCCCGCTTCCGCTCCCGCGCCGCCGTTCTCGCTCTGTCTGCCAGCGCGAGCAGCTGTTCGGCACTCATCTCGCTCAGGTCCGTCAGCGAGTTCTCTTCCTTGGGCATCGCCTCTCGCCTCCTCTGTTTGAGACTCAGGAGCAGCCCCTCTTTGATCCGTTTCCCAATCGTCGCCGCCGTCACCATCACCAGTTCGCGGTCCGCCCGGGTCAGGAGAGCGAACGCCTCTCGGTCGCCGCACAGATAGCGGGCCGCCTGGCGCGGGATGCATTCCCCCGCATCGTCCAGCGCCCGGTCAGCGGGGGCACCGCAATCCGACCCGACGCCCGCGCCCGTCAGCTCGCATTCCGTCCCGCGGAGGTTATCGCAGGCGATGTGCTTGCACCTTGCTGTCATTTCGTCGCTCTCCGCTCCCCCTGTTCTATCAACGCCTTTATTGCTATCGCACATGCGTCCCTCACGTGCTCCCCCACCGCACCCCTCCCCGCCGCCGGTTGCCCCAACCAATCCCACGCGGCGTAACCATCCAATCCCTGGCACGGCGGCACCCGCCGCACCTCCGTTTTCCGCGCCGCCCACCCCTCCAAGTATCCCGCCTGGCTCTCCTGCGCACGGCCAACATCCGCAAGGTGCCGCTTCACACGACGCCTCTCCGTGAACGTCTCCTCGCACCATATCCGCGCCCCGGGCCACCGCGCCAGCCATTCCTCGATCTGCCCCGTTACTCGCGCCGTATCCCACGCCCCGAACCGCCGCACCGCTAACAGCACTGGCGCCCTCTCCGTCCCCGCGACTACAACCGCCGCCGGCCGCGCCCCAAGGTCAACCGCTATCACCACCTCAAGCGCCACCGCTCACCGCCTGACTCACGCCCGTCCTCACCACATCCGGCAGCGCCCAGAACCCGAGCCTACCCGGTGTGCGCACCATCGGCTCTATCGGCCGCGCCTCCTCGAACCGCCACCCCTGCAATCCCTCTTCCCACCACTCCAGCGGATTGAGATGCTCCCCCGCCAGCTTCCGCCATCTCTCCTCCGTGAACTCGATCACCTCCACCAACCGCGCCACCCCCACGATCCCGCCCAGACGCGCGGTCGCGCCGCCCGCCACCCGCTGCACCGCCAGAGGCGCCACCCGGTCATACCGCAGCCCCGCGTGGATCGCCAACTTCTCCCCCACAATGTCCGGGTGCGGCGCCCACCGCCGCACCTCGACGGTCTTCACGCCCCGCACCAGGGCCTCCGCCCACGGCTGCCTAATCGAAATCGCCCGCCACACGCGGTCACTCATAAGAGCGCTTCCCACAGCACCTTTTGCCCCAGCAGGGGAGTGTCTACCCGCGGTCGCCCCCTCTCCGGTGCACTCCAACTCTGCCCGCCGCGCAACCCTACCTCCCGCATCCCGCTACCTCGCATCGAAGCTCCGCCCTCGGCGGGTAGGGTGTAGGTGATAAGTCTCCGGTATCCCATCCCCACCGCGGCCTGCCTCACGCCTCGCATGAGTTTGCTCACCGCGTTCGAGGTCCCGTCCGTGCAGAGACGTGTGACCTCAAGCGTGTAAGCATGGTCCCGGTGGCGCTGGCTTCGGGGCCTCCCAACCACCGCCACACCCACCACCTTCTCCCCGTCGTTCACGGCCACCGCGAACTTGAATCCCTGGTCTGGCCGATGGTGGCGGTGGTGCTGTCGCACGAACTCATTGGCCTCCCTGCGCGTGATCGGCTGGAGATTCAGCATCAGTCCCCATCGCCTCCAACACCTCCCCCATCCCCGCGATCCCCTTGACGACCGTCCCCTGCCTCGGCGTCCTCTTCGCCTCTTCGCCTCTTCGCCTCTTCGCCTCTTCGATGAGATTCCTCAACTCCCCGGGCAACCGATGCACTGACCGCTCGTAGACCTCTCTGAACGCCTCCCGCGAGAGGCGGCCGCGCGATCGCCACGGCAGCCGCTGGCGCCGTCGTCCGCGGTTCTCCTCTGTCGGCCCCACCGTGCGCATCTCCCTGCCTCCTCGCCCAGCGTTTTAGCAGCGCGTTCCAGCTCCGCATGAAGTAGTCGAAGTTCGCCGCCCCCTCCGGGTGAACCCACGAATCAAAGAACAGGCCGATGATCCCCAGCAGATCCTCCCGGGTGAACTGCATCTCGGGGTCCACTATCTGCTCGCGGAAGAAGGCCGCCACCGCTCCTCCCGCGCGCCTCGAGCTCCCCTTGCTCAGCCACCGCGGCCGGGGGACTCCGGTGTGTTGCTTCAGCCGCTCCCAGTAGAGATCCACGCACTCCTGCATCAGCGCCGCTTGGTCGCAGGTGAGCGCAGTTTCTGATACCCGACGCTTCCGGCCTACCCCTACGGGAGTTCTATCCTTTCTACGGCCGTTTTCTTCTATAAGGATACCTCCCTCAAAATCTGAGGGGCCTGGCCGCGGAACCCCCTCAGAATCTGAGGGGGTGTCCGGTAGATTTTGAGGGGGTTCACTTTCTGCCGGGGTATCAGATTTTGATACCACCGCGACCGCGGTTGATAGGGGAAGAAATCGGATCACGTCGAGCCTGCCCACCCGCTTCTCTCTGGCGATCAAACCAACTCCTTCGAGCTGCATGAGCCAGGCCCGAACGCTGTTCTCGGCCGCGCCGAGCTCCCGCATCAGGATTGTATGGCTCGGATAAGCGGCATTCTCCGTCTTCCCATGCCGTAAGAGCACGATGTAGAGAAACCGGGCCGCTGGCGGCAACCCCGCCATGTCAAAGAGGACGTTAGGCACCACCGTGTACCCCTTCGCCAGCGCCGCGTCGTCGAACACCGCCCATTCAGGCACTTGCTAGCCTCCGCCTATTCGCTCCCTTTCCGCCGCCTACTTCATCCCAGAACATCTGCGACAGAGCCACCAACCCGCGGCGTAGGGGAATGCATCAGTGAGCAGCACCTGCGCCCGCTTGGCCCCGATTCGCCTGAACTCATGCCCCTCGCCCGTCACCGCAGCGCAGTTCGCGGCCTCGTGAACCGCGCGGTAACGGACCGGCTGCCCGCTGGGATAGCATAGGACGTAGTACCACCACCTAGTCAACCTCGCCATCTCTCTCACCTCCCTTCACCAAACAGGGCAGGCTGCCTCGCTGGCGCCGGGACCCGCGGCCCGAACCTCGGATCCCCGCCCGGCCTGATCTCGAACCGTGACCTTCCCCCGACCCGCCTTCGTCTCCGCGGCCGATCCAGTGCGCGCCGTCGCTCCGCTATGACCCGCCGGTTCGTCTCCCCGATGCTTTGGTGCATCAGCCTCACCGCCTCCGCCCGCTCCCGCGACACCAGTTCATAGGTCGCCCATTCCCGCAGCCGGGGCAGCCCCATCTTCGGGTCTTCCTCCCATGTCTCATAACTCAGGATCACAAGCCCGTCAGCGAGGTTCCTCTCGGCTTCTCGCTTGATGCCCCGCACATTCTGTCCGATCCCCTCGACGTGGCCGAGCGCTCCCGTCGTCTGCGGGCCCGCCGTTTCCAACACAAAGCATAGGCGCTCCCACGCCCTCATCTGCCCCCAGACTTTTCCTGCCCACGGCCGTTGCATTTCACCCGCCTCCGGCGGGCAAGACTCACTTCGTCGCGAGCTTCCCCTGCTCGAGCACCACCGTCACCTTCACCGATTCACCCATCATCTCGAAGAGCGCGCCCACCAATGCGTCATCGTCCGCTTGCCGCGGCTCCAGTACGAACCGGGTCCTGCTCTCGTGTCCGACCACCTGACCCTCTTTGTCCTTGATCGCCTTCCTCACCGTCGGCATACCGACGATCTCGGCAATGAACGCCGCCACTTGATGTCTCCTTTCCGCCTCTTCGACTCTTCGCTGCCGGGCAGGGGCCGGGCCCGCCGGTGGGTGGGGATCTGTGAAGCAGACCCGGCCGCGCTGCCCATCTACCCCCCAATGCCAGCGGATATTCGGTATAGCTGATCGCGGGTCTGAAGGAGATCCTCGATCGCCCCCTGAAGAAGCTGACTTAGGGTGCCGATAACCCCGCTTGCTGTCGCGAGCGGTGACGCCTCAGCCCCGGGCCTCGGTTGTTTGCCGAGGAGCAAATCGGCCACTTGGGTGGATAAGACCCTGACCTCCCGGCACCGGTCGCTGACGGCTTGCGCCTTCACCACCGTCTGAGTGAGTGCGCTTGTCTCCTCACCGGCCATTGCCCCCAGGACTGCTCCGTAACCTGTGCTCACCTGTCTCACCTCCTTCCTGTGCGCTCCATCATCGCCGCGCAATTCCTCGCCCCCTGGCAATTCTTTTGGCGGAGTTCCCAGCTCCGCTCCGATCCCACCCCGAACGCCCAGATGAGCCACGTGATCAGCGCCGCAATCAGCGCTAGATCAACCCATAATCCCGGCCGGGCGCGGCCGGTGTTGCACGGCGCTCGCCTAGGTATCAGTCGCACTGTCGCTCGATTCATCACATCCGCCCCTTACCGCGCCCGGCCTCTCACCGCAACCTCCGTCGTGCAGTAGGTCGCAAACCCGGCACCGCCGGGTGAGTCCGCCTGAGACACCTGCCCGCGGGGGAGCCTTCAGCGCCGGGAGCAGCTCCCGCTTCCCTCATCTAACGAGGCAACCATGACCCCGCCCGGCTTCGCCCTCGGTAGCTTCTCACCGCCAAGGCCGCGGGCAACGCGAAACCCGTTCGCCTCCAGCGCCGCCCTCGCCACCTCCGCAAACTCCCCCATCCCGCCGTTCACTATCACCACCGTCGGGCCGGCGCGGTCGTCCGCCGCGGTACCAGAGCGCCTATTGCTGCGATCCCGCGCCGGCCCGGTCACTGTTCACTCCCCTGCGCCCGGCTTGCCCGCCTCAGGCCGGCACGCCTTGGCGAAGTCGCGCTTCGTCAGCCCCAGCGCCCGGCCCTCCGGCAGCATCCCCCTACAGCCGAAGGCAAACAGCCGCCGCTGATCCTCCAGCGACATCCGCCGGCGCACTGACCCGCGCAAGCTCAGCCCGCACGGCAGACAGCACACCCTCGCGTTGCCTGCCTTGGTGGGGACGTTGATCTGCTGATCCCACCCGATCTGCCGACCGCACTTGAAGCAGGTGTCAGGTTGCCGGTCCATCAGCCTCTCCAGTACCTGCTCAGCCGCCACATCGCCCATCCCACAAGTCCCCCAAGGAGAATCACCATCACGAGTTCCTGCGCTTCAGTCATGGGTCTCCCCCCCTTCACTCAGTTCCTTCTCGATCAGTTGCGCCGGATAGAACCTGTTCCCCACCGCTTCCCGGTTCGCCCGGAACCCCTCCCACGAGGAACGCGGCACCGTGAAGTCAAACCCCTTCTCATCCCGCACCAACACATTCACCCGCCCAACCTGAAAGTGATAGGTCACTGCGCCTGTTCCCGCTCCGCGACCACGCGCCGGATCGCCTCCATCATCGCCTGCAACTGCCCCTGCGTCACCTCGATCTCCCCGCCCTCGATCAGACCCACCGTCTGCGTGTAGATCGGCGGGTCAAGTCCCTTCGCCAGCTCCTCCTGCGTCACGATCGGTGTCTGCCGATTCCGCTCCGCCCTGATATCCGCACCCGTCAACTCCGCCTCTCGAATCGCCATTCCATGCGCCTCCTTCACAAGTCCCCACATCACAATACCACAACTCCCGTACACTGTCAACAACTTTCTTGCATGATTCTGGCAGGACAGTGGTACAATGACGATATGAGGCGTACACGGTTCAGCGATGCTTGGGCGGCCCTGGTGCGGCAACGGCGGGGCGATATGAGCCAGGCCGCCTTCGGCCGCCTCTTCGGCGTCAGCGGCTCCTACGTTTCCGCCTGGGAGCAGGGCGGGGTGGTCCCCCCAAGGGAGATGATCCTCCAGGGAGCGCGAAACCTTGGCGAAGACCCCACTCCCTGGCTCGAAGCCGCTGGCTACGAACCCCCCCCCCCGAAACCCGAACGCACAATCTCTAGGCCGCATAGCAATCGTGAAGGCCCCGGAAGGGGTCGCCGAGGAGGCCGTGGAATACCCCGCCCAGGTGACGGAGAACCGCCGCACTGGCGAGATCATCATCAAGCGCCTGCCAACCCAGAAGCGGCGCAGATAGGAGAGGAGAGGAATGATGGGGCAAACAGAGGCAGACCGCCGAGCCGCGCGGCACCAGGAGATCGAGGAGGCCCGGACCTACTTCGCCAGCAAGCCCGGCTGGCGCTGGGCCGTTCTCAGGTCTGTCTTCAACGCCGCGGTCGCGCGCATCGCGGGCCTCGCGCTCCTCGTCGTACTCTTCTGGTGGCTGGTCTGGCCCACGCCCTGGATCTACGGTCACGACTCCCAGTTCGGTCCCTTCCGCACCCACCGTATCACCGGCCGAGTCGAGATCATGGACGAGAATGCCCAGTGGGTAAGGCCAGGCTAGACCGCCCCCGCGCCATCGGGTATTCCAGGGTTTCAACAAGGGAGCAGGCCGAAGGCGGCATCTCCCTGGAGATGCAAGCCCACCACATTCAGGCCTGGTGCCGGGATCACGGCTACGACCTGCTCGATCTCTACTCCGATCCCGGCCTCTCCGGCGCCCGCTGGCAGCGCCCCGGCCTCCAGCGCCTCCTCTCGCGGCTCCCCCGCTCCCGTGGCGCAGGTTTGCAACCTGCGGATGCCCTCTTGGTCTATAGACTCGACCGCCTCTCCCGCAAGCCCCTCCACCTTCACCTCATCCTCGAACGCCTGGAGAAAGCCGGCCTCGCCTTCGTCTCCACCTCAGAACCGGAGTTCGACACCACCCGTGCCATGGGCCGCGCTCTGCTCGGGATGGCCGCCACCTTCGCCGCCCTCCAGCGCGAAGTCACCGGCGAGAACGTCGCTGACGCCCGGGCCCTGAAAGCCGCCCGCGGCAACTGGTTCGGCCGCCCTCCCCTGGGGTACAAATCTACCGGAGGTATATTGCGCCCCGATCATCACGCCCCCGCCGTCCGGCTCGCCTACCGCCTCTATGTCCGCGACCGCCTGCCCGCCTATCAGGTCGCCAAGCGCATATCCGCCCTCGTCGGTCGCACCATCCCCACGAGCAAGCTCACCCGTCTCCTCTCCCGCCCGGTCTACCTCGGCCTTATCCCCCACAACGGTGAACTCTACCCCGGCCGGCACAAACCCCTCGTAGACAAGGATACCTGGGATCAAGCGCAGCGCATCATAGCTTCCCGCCGCCGTGTCGGCGCGCGGTCGGAGGGATACCTGCTCTCCGGCATCCTGCGCTGTCGCCACTGCAGCGGCCCCATGGCCGGACACCACTCGACCTCCCCCGCGCTGGGCCGGGAGGTGGGGAACTACGAGTGCTCGCGCTCCCACACCGGCGGCTGTCGGGGTTCCTGGCTCAGCGTCGCCAAGGCGCACCAGATCCTGCTCAACGGGATCCGAGATCTCTCCCGCCGGGGCGCCGACCTGGGACCCATCACCTGGGCAGGGCCCGCCGATGATCGCTCCGACGAACACCGGCTGCTGGAGGCCGATTTGTCTGCTCTGGCAGCCCGGCGCCAGCGCCTCCTCGACCTGGCAGGGCGGGCGGTGATCTCCGATGCTGATCTCAAGCGCGGCCTCGCCGCCCTGGACCGCGAAGGAGCTGACCGTCAGGCGACACTGGCCGGCATCTCGCGTTCAGAACCCGCGATTCGCCCCCTGCGCCGCCTCTTCCGGGGCCTGGCTGAACTCCTGGAATCCCCCGACGTACCCCCCCAGCGGAAGAAGGACCTCCTGGCCGACCTCTTCTCCGCCCTAGTGATCCACCCTGATCGCACCCTCCGCCTTACCATCCACTACCCCGCCGCAAGCCTTTCAGCCAGCACAAGGGATTGTACCGGGGTAGCCGAGACACTCCGCCAACTTCGCCTCGCCTCCTGAAAGGGTCAGCAAAGGCCCTGGCTGAGCCGTAGAGAGTCACAAAGCTGGCAGATATACTTCTGCCCATCGAGACCCAATCCCCTCGTCTCAGGGCGTCCTGGCGCGTCATTGCGCCCAGGCCGGTGCCGGCTTGCCCAGGAACTCCGAGAGCAGCACCGTCTCCTCGTTTGTGAGCTCCGCCAGTTGCTTCCGCTTCTCCTCTTTGCCGGCGTCGCTTCGCAGAATCTCCTTGCGGTCGGCGGAGATGTCCGTGAGTTGCTGGCGCACCGCCTTCGCCTCGTCGTACCGATCCAGGTCGCCGATCACCTCCTCAGGGATATCCTCGGCGTCTTTGTACCGGGAGTCCACCTTTTCGAGGCGGCCGAACTCGGCGTAGAAGTCCTCTCGCAGGTCGCTACTCCGGCTCGCTGTGGAGAAGAACCTGCGCGGGAGGATTGTTTCCCCTGGGCCTGTCGGTTTCTGAGGCGTGATCCCGACCGGCTTCCCCGATCCCTCCGCTATCGCCTTGTCGGTGAGTCCCCTCACCATCTTCCCGACATTGCCGCCGTACTGGTCCAGCAGATAGTCAACCTTCCGAGGCGACATTCCTCCTGGCACACGCAGCCCGATGTACCGCGCCAGTTCACTGTTATAGTCGCTGACCTGCTTTTCGGGGGCTTCCCGTTGCTCCCAACTCGGCACGATGGGTCGCCCGTTCCAGTCCTGGTTCGCCCACAACCCGGCCCCCGGTGTGAAAATGTCCGGGAGGTTTCGGGCGCCAGCTCCCAGGACCTGCTCAATTGCTCCGCCGACACCTCCGGTCTCCTTGAGTTCAAGCCCTGTGTTGAGCGGGCTCAGCCCATTCCACGCCTGCCCGACAAACTCACTCGCGGCCTGCGGGTCCTTTTTCAGCATCGCCTCCAGGGCAGCGATTGGGGCCCCTCCGAACAGCACACCCCAGGTCCACACCATCGGGAGGTGCAGCCAGATCGTCTCTCCCTGCTGGCTCCCGAATATCCAGGTATACGGAAGGAGTCTCGCTCCCGGAACCCGATTCACGGGGATGTTCAGAAAGCCATACTTCCGGTAGGCTGGGAGGTTGTGGTAGTCGGGGTTGTTGTAGTTCCAGGCGTAGGAAATCAGTTGCGGGATGGTGATCGCGAGGGTCCCCCTGATCGCCGTCCGCAAGGGATGCTCGGCGAAGACGCGGAAGGGCGTGTACCATCCCTGCACCTGCGCGCTGGTGAACGCGCGGATGTCGTTTACGATGCGGGTCAACCATCCGCCCTCCTCGAAGGGCAGGGTCGAAATACGGGCCTGGAGCGCGGCTCTTGCCGTTCTCTCCCTTACGGAGAGACCCTGCCGCGCTCCAGCCTTCTCCTCGGCCAGGGCAGACGCCAGGCGCGGGATCTGCTCCCCTCTCTCGCCGATCTCCCGCACCACCCGCGCCGCGCCCCTCACACCCTGATATGCGAGTCGGGTGGCCGTGCGCAGGACCCGGCACATCCCCTCCATCGGGTCCGCCGCCGCCCCCAGGCGCGGCCGTATCCCCGTCCACGCCCTCGCCGCGCCCGCTACGGCCCTGCCGCCTATCGTCGGCTCCAGGCCCGCCCCCAGAGTGCTCATCTCCATCGCCCGCGCCGGCGTCCCTCCCTGGAAACCGCCCGCGCGGCCCACCGCCCGATACCTCTCCCCGCCTGTCGCCGCCTCCCGGATCGCCGTCACCATCTCCCGAAGTATCCCAAAGCCCTGCTCCGACTGCATGATAGCGTCCACCAGGTCCCGCTTGAAGTTGCTGGCTTGAAACGCGGTGCTGTAGACCGTGGTTCCCAGTTGCTTCAACGTCTTGAAAGCTCGCATCACCTCCCAGGGCAAAGAGCGCGATAACTTCGGTGGGATCACCTGCCGCGGTTCCGCGTAAACCTCGAAAACATCCGGGTGAAACTGCCACCACGTCACCTTCCCCCGCTCCATCACCGGCAGCACATTCGGCGGCACCCTGCCCCCCGCCGCCTCCGACCAGATCTGGTGGCCATACAGCGCGGCCTTGACCGCCTCCTGCGTGATCGGCTTCGCCTCCCCCTCCGCATTGACTAGTTCGTCTATCAGTGCCTGCGCCACTCGAGTGGCTTGCTCCGGCGTAAGCGCAGTCGGCAACTCCTCCGGCGTCAGCTCCCTGGCGATCTGGTCCGCGATCCCCGGGTTGATCTTTCTCGCCTCTCTCACTCCCTCGATGAGTTGGCGGCGCGATTCCCACAGGTGCGTGATCTCGAGCAGCGCCCGCGTCTGTGCGATGGCTTGTGAGAACGGATCGCGGATCAGCAAGGCCCCGCCGCGTATCCGCTGGATCAGCTCCGGCACCGCCTGGTCCGGCCTCATCCACCCACCCCCCTGCGCCTGGTAGGGTTCTACGATCTCCCGCACGGCGGGCAGATAGTTTGGGTGGTCCTTCCGCAGTCCGTCCGCCCACCCCTTTCCCCGCCACTGCTTCTCCTCTACCACCAGCCGCGCCTGGTGAAACCAGTTCTGTAGCTCGCCATGCGCCCGCTCGAACTCGGGCGTCTGCGTCACTCGGATGATGTCCTCGACAAACCGCGGTGTGAACACCGGCCCGAAGTCCATCCCCTTCTGCTGGAGTTCGCGGATGCGCCGCATCGCGGAGTAGAGCTTGAAGCGGTCCACCACATCCTGTTCGGGGTGCAGTGCCCTCCGTATCCCCTCCTCCACTGCGGCCAGTCCCCGCGGTGGTTCCCTGCCATGCACTGCCAGGTAGTATATCTCCTCCATCCCCATCCCCACCTTCCGACTTCTCAGTGTCCCATCGGGCAGGGGTTCTTGGGGTCCATACCAGCCGTCCTTCTCCGCGTTGTGGAGTTGCCACCCGGCCGCCGTCGCCGCGCGCTTCATCGTATTGGCCGCATCCTTCGCCAGCCCCACCGCCTCCGGGTCGGTGCGCGCCGTCTTGATGATCCGGTTTACGGCGCCCATCGCATTCTCGAGCGAGATATTCGTGTTGGCAATCATCTTCGTGAAGCCTTGATACCAACGCGTCAGGCTCAGCGCGGGCTGCTTGAGCTGGCGCGCCTGCTGCCGGGTAACGAACTGACTCTTCGCCTTCTCGATCATCTCCGCCGGCGCGTCGCTCGCCGACGGCACCTCCAGCATCATCTCGTAAGCCCGGGCCGCCCTGCCGCCTACGTCGGTGAGTTGCCCCATGGGCAGATCAACCGTCGCCTCGGTCCCCTCCGGGCTGACGAAGTGAACCCGTGCCTCCCCTGCCGGTTCGTTTACCGAGACCACCTTGCCGTAGTTCTGCCGGTCAGCCGCAAAAACCGTCGCCCCCGGCATGATGTTCTCGCCCGGCGCCCGCTCCTCCCGCGGGGAGTGCTGCCAATCCCTCACCACCTCATGCCACAGCCGCGTCAGGTGCTCCTTCACCCAGTCGCCGCAGTGCTCGACCATCTGCGCGGACCAGACCTTGAAGTTGTCCGTCCCCTCACCCACCAGCTCCCTTCCGAGCGCGAACGCGTGATAAAGGTCCTGACCAAGGCCGGCATCCTCCCCCGCGTAGGGGTTCCGGTCGCCGCCCGGCATCAGTGCTCGGCCCCGCTGCCCCCGCTTGCTCGCGAAGTAAGCCCGGTGCTCCGCGATCCGCTCCTGCCGCGCCGCTCGCCGCTCCGCGTCTGGCGCCTCTACCACTCGGGGCCCCGGCCGTTCCCCGCGCCCCATCCCGTACCTCTCCGCCAGTTGCGGGTAGGTGACGAAGTGCCCAACATCCGACGCTTGCTCCGGCGTGATCTGCCCACCCCGCAACGCGGCTTCCACCGCCGTCCGGTGCACCGCTTCGAGTTCGGCGGATCGCGTCCGCGCCTCCTGTGTTCCCTCCACGATGCCCTCAGCACGCAGGTGCTCCGCGATGTAGGATCGCCGGCCCATCAGTGCCTCTCGATGCTCCGGCGCGGGACCCGGCTCTGCCTCCATCTCCCCAACTCCTCGAATCCCCGCACCCCGTCTGGCCTTTATCCGCTCCTGTACCCCCTGCGGCAGTTGCCTCACCGCCAGCCGCAGGTTCCGGTTCCGTGCGACCGTCCACCCCTCAGCTTTGTACCGCGCCTCGATCTCCGGCCACACATCCGCCGGAACGCTCAGCACGTCCTTGCCCGGGCCCTCCCGATAGTAGTAGCGGTCCCCCTTCGCCCCCTCCCGGAACTCCAGGATCCGGCCGCCCGCTGGCTTCACGAACGGACTGCGCTGGGGGCGTTCCATCGCCGCTAGGCCCTCCCGCCGCCCCTCCTCCGTCTCCCACCTCGCCGCTGGCTCTGTTGCGGGAGCCGCCGCGGCCGCTCCCTCAACTCGTCGAGTCTCACCCGCCCGTGGCGGGCGAGCCTCTTCGACTCTTCGCATATCCGCCAGCAGATTCGCAAACCCGTTCGGGCTGACCTTCCGCCTCCCGCCCAGTTCCCGCAGCCTCAATATCGCCCTGTCCTGCATCACCGGATCGTCCGGGAACGCCCGCCCGATCTCCGCCCCGTAGGGTGCCCCCACCTCGCCTCTGTCCACCGCTCCCCAGGCCACGTCTCCCAACCGCGCCAGCGCCAGGCCGCGCTCGATGTTAGGCTGTGTGATCTCCAGTCCCTCTGCCCGGACCTCCTCTGCTCCCATCCCCTCCCGGCGGAAGAACCTCGCCGCCTCCAGCGGCGTCGCCTGCAAGGCCGCCTTGAGCACACCCAGGCCGGTCTCGTCCGTCGCCTCCGTCAGGCGCGCCGACAGGTCCGCATTCCCATACGCCTTCTGAAACAGTGCCGCCCGCACGCGCTCGATGCCCTGCTGCGAGAAGGTCCCGTCCGCCTGCAGCATAGCGTTGCGCTCGGTCGGGCTTGTGACCACCCGCTGCAGGAATGCCCGCCGGAAGTCGGCATTCGCGGCCGTGTTGACGTTGCCCTGGTCATTGGGTACGAAGCGAGACAGCACCTCATCCCCAATCAGTCTGGCGTCTGCCTGTGCCACCTCCGCCGCCGGCCGCATCGCGGTGGCTGGGATGTCTGATTCCCGGGCGAACTGTATCTTGCTCTCCGCGTCTGCCCACCTCCCCTGCCGCACCAGCATAGGGCGATCCATCCCACGCACTGCGTCGGCATCCAGTCCGAACCTCTCCGCATTGCCGATGAGCCACCCCTTGTAGGCCGCCGCGCTGTTGGGATAAGCCCGGTATCCCAGTTGCACCGCTATCGCCCGCCCGTTCCCCGCCACCACATTCCCGAGTTCGTCCACCACCGGCGCGCCATTGTCGGCCAACGGCCACTCGCCCAGCCGGTCAGGTTCCAGCGCGTGCGCCATCCGGTCAACGTGCTCCTGTAAGGCCGCCGCATCCCGTTTCCTCAGCGGAGGTGGCACAGGTTGCAGGTCCTCCGGGTGGCGCGGGTCGCGGGAAAAGTCCGTGCGGTTCGACGCGATCACCTGATCTGCCTCTACCACCCGGTAGCGCGCCTGCACCTCCGACCCCGGCTCTGTCCGCACCCTGACCGAAGATCCCGCCGTTCCCGGTTTGACTTCCGCCCCCGGTGTGGTATACTGTTCTTGGGAGGGTGCGATGGCCGCTTCCGAAGGTGCCGAGATTATCGGCCGTCTGCGCGACGGAACGGGCCGCCTCTGCTGGGTCTCCAGCACTGGTGCCTTCGTCAGAGAAGGCGGCCGCTGGGTTAGGCCTCCCGCTGGCGACGTGACAATCGGCGATGTTATGGACTCGGTGCGACTTGACGCCTTCGAGATCGCCGACCTCAGATCGGCTGGCATCTTCGATACATACCCATCGAAACCAGCGCGCGTCCCCTCCTCGTGAGCAATCACCGCATCGCGAAGGCCTGGATCGCTCTCCAGATCATTGAAGTCTAGGTTCCGATACTGTATGTAGTCTCCCTCATGCCGTTTCTTCAGCTCCCAGAGTTCTCGCGTCGTCAGTATCAGTTCCTCGTTCAACCCGTCCGCCGCCCTGCGCGTCGCGTGAAGCCCTCGGTAGCCCGTCCCGTTCAATCCACGCTCTGAGGTCAGACTGTCTCGCACTCTCCAGCCCTCTTGCCCCATCCTCTCCACGAGCGGCAACAGCGCCTCGTCATTCGCCACGACGATCGTCGCCCGCCGGTGATCAGTCGGGTCGAGCAGCGAGATCCCCTTCCGCGTCGCATTGGCACGCAGGCTTTCCGCCGTCTTCACAACCCCAGCAGGCGGCAGGACTAGTTCCCCACCGGTATCCTGCGCCACCCCTCGCGCAAAGGCCTCAAACTCGGGCGCTCCCGCTGCCGCCCGGGCCACCACCTCCTCCGCCGTCTCCGGCCGCACGAGTGGCGTGGGCCGCCGCGCTACTCCCCTCCGCGCCGGCTCCCTCACCACCGCTGGCGCGGGCGCTGGAATCTGCGGGGGCTCCGGCATCTTGACCAGATCAGTCGTTCGCCGGTGCGTCACCTCTCCACTGTCCAGCCGCACCTCTGCCCACTCGGTCCCACCCGGGCCCGGGAAGGTGTCTGTCATCCACCCCTGCGACAGGTCCGTGAATGCCTCCCCCAGCCTCCGAGGAACAGACAGAACTCCCACCCGCACAGCCTGGGGATGAGGCTTGGGCGCAGGCGCAGGTGTGTGCTCAGGAATGGCCGCCCTCTGCGGCTCTGCGGTGATCGCCTCCGGCCGGATTGGCTCTATCCCCACCCCCCTCCGCGCCGGCGCGCGGCCCAGCAGTCTGCCCCCTGCGCCCAACGCCTCCGTCCCCGCCCCGATCACCCCCCCCAACACCGCCGCTCCCCCAGCTCCCATCAGCGGCGCGGTCACTAGCCGCGCCAGCTCCAACTTTCTCTGCGCCGCCTGCCTCGCCACCTCCTCCGCCTCGGCGAAGGCCGCGCCCGGGCCCAACTGCGACTGCGCCACCTCCGCCGTCCGCCTGACCGCTCCCGGGCCAAACAACCTCCCGACCGACCACGGGGACTTCGCCATCGTCAGCGTCTGCCCCATCTCCCAGGCCGGCCCCACTCCCGGCATCAGCATAAAGCCTAGCGGTCCACCGACGAAGCGGCCCGCTCTCTCGGCCAACGCCTCGCCCACTACTGGCTCCTGCGGAAACTCGACATCCTCCGCGAGTAACGCCCTCTGCGCGGCCTCCCTCGCGGAACCTAGGAACCGCCCGAAAGGCGACAGGGCAACCCTGCCGAGTACGGATTCTTCCGGGACCGACACCGGTGCCGGCAGGCCGATGTCAACGGGAATCGTCCGCGGCCCCAGTGGCGGCAACTGCCTCAGCAGCGCCGCCTGCTCCGGCGTGAACTGCTCCGCCGCAAGCCCCCTCTCCGCCCGCGACGGTATCCCCACCTGCTGCTCATACCACGGATATAGGCGCCTCAGCCGTTGCTCCGATGTCTCAACCGGAGTCGGCAAGGTTTGGCCGGCTTGGCGCCTGCTCTGGGGACGAGGCCGGTCCACTGCCCCCACCGGCATAAGCGGCTGGAACGGCGGCGCTGGCATAGCCGGCTCCGAGATGGGTGCCTGGCCCGGATACCCCGGAAACCACTCTGCGGGTATCTCCCTGACTGCCTCTACCCGCCCACGCCCCAGCCGGTAACCGACCGGCGGCCGCTCCCGCGTAGCGCGCATAAGCGCCAGCGCGTCCTCGATGGACGCCCCGCCCCGGAGTTCCGCCAGCGCCTGCTCAATGGTCTTAGCCATTGCTTCATCGCCTAGGGCGATATGACGTACTTTGCCCTGATCTGCGCGTCAGAGAATCCCTGAGACCTCAGCGCCTGCGCCTCCGCCGCCGTGATGCTCGCCTTCGCCCCGCCGCCCCCCGCCGATCCCCCTCTACGCAGGCCCGAACTCTGACCCGTAACCGTCTCCCACTCAGCGATCGCCCGATCCGCCGCCGCCCGGTTCGTCTCCCTCTCCTGCTGCCCCGCCATGGCATAGTCTGAGCAGAAGATATCATACTTGCCCCGGGGTGATCCTTTCACGCCCTCTACCTGTCTCTTCTGTCCGCCGAACCTGTCGTATGTCTGTTTCGGCACCCTCCTCCAGGTATCCGTCAGAAACCCCTTCACTCCCGGAGCCCCGAAGTACTGATCAATGACGCCCTGCGCCGTGTTTGCCCTCAGCCTCTCCTGCGGCGAGAGTTCATATCCTCCGGCTCCTCCTCCGCCCCCTCCACCTCCGCCGTGGCTGTAACTCACCGATATGCTCGGCATCCCCCGGATCTCCTTTTCCTTCCCGAACTCCCATAACTTCGTGCCCTCTGCTGGCGGTGCGGGAACCAGTTCCCTATGCGGCGCCGCCTCCTGCTGGCTCACATACGCCTGCCGCTGCGCTCGCAGCGCGCTCAACCTGTCTGCCGCCTCCTGCGCCATATCGTGAGCATGGGTTCCCATAGGCCTGCCGCCATACTCGGCTTGCATCTGCTTCCACGCCGTCAGTTCTCCCTGCGTCGTCGCGATGTCCTGGTCAAGTGCCTGAATAGTCGAACTTACGCGGAGCATATGCTCCTGGTATCCCTCGCCCTCTCGTCGCTCACCGCTGGCGAAGGTTCTCTGGGCCTCGTCCCTCTTCACCTGGAACTCGTGCTCGCTCTTGATCGTGCCGGTTTGGAAATCCCTGTCGAGTTGTGCCTGGTCGGCGCGGAAAGCCCGGTCCAACGCGCTCTCCCCCTTCTGGACTTCCCAACCCTCCCGCGTCAGCCCGGCGTGCAAGATCTCTCCCGCCCTGGGTCTCAGTCCCGCCTGCGTTTCCCATGCGGCCTCCTGCTTGCTGACCGGTGGGATATACTTCGGTTGTGCCAGTTCCCGTAGCCCCGTCACATCCGGTCCCCCATACAACGGCAGGAGTGCCGCTGTCTTCCCGAACTCCGGGCCCGCCAAGTACCTCTGATACCCCGGAATCCAGGGCCGCCCGCCCACCGCCGTCCCCGGCGCCAGGAGTTTCGCCGCCGCTCCCAAAGCCAAACCGGGCAGCGCCCCGCCCGGTAGCCAACTGGTCGCTCGGCCCGCCGCCTGCATCGCAGGCGCCACCGCCGATGTCGGCACATCCGGTGTGCCAGCGATTCCGGTGCGGATCCCCGCGAGCAGACCCCGCACCTGCTCCGCCTCTTGCCGCTGCCGGCGCGCCTCCTCCCTCTGCCGCCGCCACTCAGGATAGAGCAGAGCGAGCGTCAGCAGGTTCTGGACCGGACTGGGCCCGGTGCGCCCGAGACTGGTCGTTTGTATGTTCACAGGGATCCTCCTATTTCACTAGCCTGGCTAGATCACCCATCCCTTCGCCGCTGCGCCCGCGGCCGCAGGAAGCGCCCCTGACAGCCACCCCTGGTCGGCGCTCTCCGTCACGAACGGCTCCCCCTTCGCACTCTGCAGATACTGCATGATCACGCTTAGCAGCGCGTTGCCCCGCTCCCCCAGCATCGCCAGCGCCTGCTCTGGGTACTGCTGCGCCATCTGTATCAACTGCGGCAACATCCCCAACCTCTCCTCGTAGGACCCCAGACGCCGCTGCCCCGTGCGCTCCATGAGTGCCTGCCGCGCCTCCAGATCGCCCTGCGTCAGCGCGTTCACCATCGGCGAACTCAGCGTCTGCCCGGCCCGCCCGAACTGCATCAGCATGTTGCGCGCGTTGTTGGCTATGTCGCGCTCAGTCTGCGCCCGCTCGACGTTCTCTATATCCGCCAGCCCCGGCGGCGTCCCCGTCAGCCAACTCGGCGACAGCATCTCCTGCAGCCGCGCGCTCCCCAGCCCCGTCGTCGGCTTCCACGCCGACCACAGGTTCTGCGCCTCCGCTGTGCCCGGCAAGCCGCCGGTCCCCGCCCCGTATGCTTTCAGCCACCCGCTCAGCGTGTCTGATAGGCTTCCCCCCAGGGTCTCTCTCCCCGGCAGTTCGCCATACACGTTCAGCTTCTGTTCCGAGCCGCCGCCGAAGAGCTTGTCCATTTCACACCTCCCTTGCCAGTTCTAGGCAATAGACCGTGCTTGCTGGCGCGAATCCCCACCTGTCTGCCAACCGATCCATCCCTATCGCGTCGCTCTCGAACGCCACGCGTTCCAGTCCGCCCTCCCGCGCCGCCCGCATCAGCATCCCCATCAGTGCATCTGCCGCCTGCGGCCACCCGGGCCTGCGATAGAGCCAGCTCAGCCACAAGCACGGCAGACCATGCGTCTCCAGCCTCTCCTCTGCAATCGCAAACCCGACTGCCTCGCCCCCGCCCCACGCCAACCACACCGGCCATGCTCGCGCCACCACATCAGCCAACACGCGCTCCGGCTCGAAGGGCCCCCTCATCCGCTCCTTCGCCTCCTCGAGGAGGCTCCCCAACCTCGCGTAGGCGGCAGTGCCCCCATAGAAGCGAGTGACCACCACCGGCTGCGGTCGCATCGGCCGGGGGGCGGTGCTCTCTGTTGTGATGGTAGCGGTCACTCGACCTATACTCCTCTCACCGCCTTCTGGGCCTGGTGCGCGCCCACGGCCAGCAAGCCCGCCCCAATGCCCAAGAGAAGGGCATCGGCCGCGCCCTGCCATGTCGCTGCCCGGCGCACCACAAGCATTGCCATCTGCCCGAAGACCTGCCCGCAGGTGAACGTGAAGATCAGGGTCGCCCGCCTCCCCGAGAGGCCCCCCCATGTCCTCGCCGCCCACGTCAGCGCCAACAGCAGCGCCGTGAGCCCTGGAACCGTTGCCAGTTCCGCCCAACTCAGTGCCTGCAGGTCCATGTCACTTGCCCTTGTTGAAGACCGGCATCCCGGTGCGGTCTGCGGGCAGGGGGTCTAGCATCGCCTGCCCAGCCGCCTGTTCGCCGACGGAGAACAGCGTCATACCGGCATACCATCCCGCGTCCCATTCCGAGGTAGGCGCCCAACAGAAGCCGATCTTCCCGGGCACTCCCTGCAGGTCCAGATTCAGCGAGAGACCGGGAGCCGCGCCCAGTCCGCCGCCGTACTGGTTGTCGTACACCAGGACCTCCACTCCGACGTTCGCGAGAAGGAACTGCCCCGTATCAGCCAAGCACTGGAGCGGCTCCTTGAACAGCGGCGCGATCTTCTCCGGCTCCTGGCAGAGCTGCGCGTCCAGCCGCAGCGTCCCCGCGTAGACCGGGGCTGCCCTCTTCCCGTCGGGTCCGTTGCCGAAGGGCGAGAGCCTTACTACTCCGCCCTCCACGATCGGGATCCCGACCGCGGCGGCCTGACCCGCCGTCACCGCCGCCAGCACCAGCACACCTGCAACCGTCCACCATCTCACCCATCTCCTCATTTCCCGTCTCCCTTTCTTAGCCTTGCGCTTATGTGCCAGCCCTCGGGGCCGGCCCTGAGCTCCGCGTCGATTGTCTGGCCCGAAGCGATCCCGCTGGCTATCTCACTGACGCTTGCGACCGTCCGCCCTACCGCGGGAATCAGCCCCTCGATCTCAGCCAGCGTGGATTCCACCGCCCGCGTGATCCGCAGCAGGTCCGGACCCGCCTGCTCCACCAGCGTGCCTCGCACGGCCTCTGCCGCCCCCGACCACGCACCAAGGAACTTCGCGAGGCGGGGTGCCAGCTCGCTGAGGAAATCGTTTATCCCATCTTGAACCTTGTTCAGCATTGCGACCTCACCTCCACCGCCTCAAAGTGCATCGGGTCGGGGCTCCGCCACCGGCCGCCCCACTCGAATCCCTCCGCCTCAAACGCCGCCACCAGGCGGGAATCCTGCAGCCGGGTGCTGCCATAGGGATACTCAGCCGCGTTCAGGTCCACCGCAACCCCCCAGGCGTGCGGGCTGAGTCCCTTCGCCGGGTTGTGGAGCTTGTGTCTGGGCACGTAGCACCCGTCATACGTTTTTACCACCGAGAGCAAACCCTGCGCCTGTAAGGCGTCGAACACCGCCGTGAGTTGGCGCGCAATCAGCCGATGACACCGAATCTCGCGGACCTTCTTCCCCGCTGGCGTCACTAGACCCCAGAGGTTGCAGACCACCGCCAGGTTGGCCCGCTCCCACTCCGGGTCGGGGATGATCGCTCCCCTCACCTTCGGGTTCTCCTGGAAGGTGAACTTCCCGAACAGGCGCTTGATCTCTCGGTCTCTCAGCGTCATGCCTCACCTGCCGTCATTGATCCTCTGGACAAGAGCCTCCATAGACACTTTCAGCGAGTCAAGCGCGCCGATGCTCCGCTGGTGGAACTCGTTGTGCGCCACACACATCCGCTCCCGGTCCAAGCGGGCGCCCTCCAGCTGGTCTCTCGCCACCATGAGCTGGCCCAGTAGTGCGTTCACCAGCGGCTTGACCACCATGTACATCACCAGGCCCATGACCGCCCCTGCAAGGCCGAACTCAAGTAGCTTCTCTTGCACGCCGCCCTCCCTTCGACTACTCCTCTGACGCGCTGAGTTGCGACCGTCCGCCGCGCTCGAACGCCACCGGAACCAGCCGTGCCGCTACCAGCAGCGCTCCGGGTTGCGGCGCGTTGACCGGCACAGGTTGGGCAATGAGCACCATGCGCCACCGTTTCTCGGCGGCCTCCACGTCGGCCAACAGGCCGGTCCGGCGGTGCTCTAGGTCCCTCCGGGCCAGCTCAGCGATTTCCTCCGAGCTCAGGTCGGCCTTGGCGATCAGATCCTCCGGTTCCCGCCTTTTCCCCCTGCTTGCCTTTCCCATCACGATCTCCTATATCACCGGCAGCGCGTTCGCCGCGTCCACCGCCGCCTGTCGCAGTATCTGGTAACGCTCACGCGCTCGAAGCACGAGGTCCGCCCCCGTCTCCGTCGGCGCGTTGACCTTGGCCGCGTCCACGTCGCGCCGCCGCAGTTCTACTGTCAGGTCGAGGATTCTGTGGCCGGCCGCACCCAGGGCCGCGGCCCCGGCCTCAATCCGCGCCAGCAGTCCCCTCTGCTCGTCCGTCAACAGCATCTTATCCGTCTGCCCGTTCATCGGTAGCATCCTATCCTCCTCATGCCGGGACCGGCCCCATGGTCACAATGATGACGGGGTTCCCGGGATGGTAGGTCACAATGACCCAGATGTCCGCGACCCGGGCCTGGCTGGCGGGGCGTGCGTTGTCCTTGTAGCCGACCTTCAGTGCGACAATATCACCATAGGTCCACGGGCCGCCATCCGACGGCCTGAGCGTCCAGGTTTGCGAGTAGGTTTTCCACGCGTTGCTCATCGCCTGTAGGGTGCCGACCGTCGTCACTGCGTTCTCAACAATCACGGGTGCTATGTATGCGCCAGCGGCTGACACCCACATGCCCCGAAAGAGCACTTGCACCGAGTCAATCACCTGATCGAGGTACAGGGTGACCGGGTCCGCGAGGTTCAGTATATCCTGCCGTGGCGCGCCGGCAGGCAGCGAGCTCACAAATGTAGCGTCGTTCGCGTCGCAGACGTGCTCCCAGTTCACGCCGTCCCCATCCCCGCCGAGAACGTCGGCCCACTGCACCGCGGAGTCGCTTACTGGTAGCAGGGTTTCTGTTGCCATCGCTATGTCACATAGAAGTAGACATCAACGTGCAGGCAAGTCACCAGGCCCGTCACGGTGCTGGTTGTGAGGTAGAGATAATCGCCGGCGTCGAGGGTCGCGTTCGTGCCTATGGAACTGTCCGATGTTCTGCTGGTGGTCGCCGTATAGAAGCCCGCCGTGTCTATCTGCGCCTCCATAGCCAGTGCCGACGAATACTCCCACAGCTTGAAGAGCACCGACGTGCCGGCCACGCAGAAGTAATCCACCTGCGTGATCGTGATCGGGTTCAGACATTCCATCAGGGGGATGGTCAGCCCGCTGGTGGGGTTCATCACCGATGCTGAGATTTTCCAGATGCCCGCACCCACCGCGACAGCCCGCGTCCCGTCATACATGAGCAGCAGGTCGCGGTCCGTCTCCCAGGCCGCCTCGCCCTCCGCGTCCACCGTCGGGGCCGCCGAGTTCGGGAACTCGAAGGATGCAGACTCGCCAAGGTTCACCGCGCCCACAACAGTGAGGCCGGATACGTCCAGCGCCATCTTGGCGGTGTTACCGATGAACCAGGTGTGAGTCAAGGCGTCGTATTTCAGGTCAAGGTATGCCGACCCCACGTAGTCATATGCTGCGAGCTCCCCCTTGCCACCGACATATCCAATATGCGCGCCGGTCCCGGCAGGACCCCAACCCGTGAAGTTGCCAACCTTGAACGTGACAGCGGAGTCCGTGGTGAGGTCCTGGTTGAGGGCACATGCCGCCTCCACCGCCACGGCGAATGTAGCTACATTCAAGCTCCCGACCGCGGCATTGTTCGTGACGTGGATATGGTCGAACGTGGGTCCTGCATCCGTCTGCAAGGCCGCAAGTTGCGCGTGCGCGTCGGTCAGCGCGGTCCAGTCCGCGAGGTCGAGATGGTAGTGCTTGTCAGGAACGCCGCCCCCTCCGAGCAGATCGGTCAGCTCCTCGTGTAGCACCGTGGGCGGGCCGCCGCTCGTCTCGCTGTGGATCTGCAGCCAGCCGTCGTCGCCTATCGCTTCGTCACCACTCCACCACCAGACCCGCCGATCACCATCCGTCTCTGTGTAGAACGCTCCCTGCCGAGCACTCGTGGGCCTCTGGGCGGCCGTCCCCTCCAGCCACATATTCCCCATCGTCTCCAGCAGCCGCCGAAATCCCTGGCGCGTGGCCGCCTCCTTGATCCCGTCGAACTCTATGCCCGCGAACCTAGGCATCAGCGCCGCCCCCTCACCCAGGCGGTCACTCCCATGACCCCGAAAGGTTGATTCGCTTCCGTGTTCACCACCCTGATCGCCAGCCTCCGCGCACACACCGGCGCGAACCGCGCCAGCGCAAGCCCTTCCCCGTCCACCACCGCCACGCGCGTCGCCAGCACGCTGATGCTACCACCCCCGTCGGCCCCCAGCACCGCCACCGCATACCGAGTCCCCGGCGGCGCCGTCGTCTCCACACTCACCCCACCAACCGTCAGATACGGCGCGCCACGCCCCCCCTCGAGCACTCGCGTCTGCCTCTGTGCCGTGATCCCCGCCCCTGCATCCGTCGCGCCGAACGCGAGGTAATAGACGTATCCCTGCTCGTCCCCCACCAGGCAAACCGGCTGAGGCGCGCTGAACACCGCGTCGAAGATTCTCGTCTGCTCGTCAACGCTCCCGGTCAGGGTATCCCACTCCACCTCTGCCGGACTGAGATCATAGGCGCCGAATGCCGAGAACCCCACATCCCGCCGAAACCACCGATCCCGCAGGTAGTCATAGGCTATCGTCTGCGCGTTCTGGCCCTGCGACCCCATCACCGGGAAGCTCCACAGCGCCAGACCCCACTCGGGGATTGACGCACCCAGCGCGTTGTCAGGGTAGGTAGGATCTATCATCTCCCATATCCACCGCCTCACCGGCTCCCCGATCGCGACGATGTTCTCAGCATCGAAACCGTGGATGTTCCCGACCCCGAACCACGCCCAGCGCGCCGTCGGCGATTCCGTCGCCATCCGCGCTTCGCCGCCGAGCCTCACTACCGTGTTCGGGTAAGCCGGCCCGTCAATCCCGCCGACGCGGCTCCAGGAAATGCCGACGCCGAACCCCTCCCAGAAGCCCCGCCACGCGCCGTCTTCCCTCAACAAGAACAGGTATTCGTGCGACCCCTCCAGCCCCATGAACTCCGCCACCGAATCCTCGAAATCGTATGAGGCGGCCAATCCAGTCGCCCACTGCGTGTAGACCGCCGCGTCTGAGTTGCTGACCCGCCTCGGGTTGTTGGGGTCCCGCGCCATCACCAGGAGATTCCTCTGGTGAAAGGTCGTCACGAACCTCCCCGCCGGCGGCGATCCGCCCAGGGGCAGGAAGGTGTCGGTTAGGCCGTCCCAGATGAGCGGCGCATCCACGCCATTCGTCACGATGATCTTCCCCTGCGCCAAACAGCCCCTCAGCCACCTCTCCCCCGCCGCCGACAACCGCTGCCGCAGCGTGTACGCCGCCGCCGCACCTCCTGCCTCCACATAGGGGATCGTCAGCGTGATCGTCTGCGTGGCTGGCACCAGGCTCTTGACCTCGTACCAGACGCCATCGGCGTTGCGCTTGATCTTCATGCCTGGCACGCAGTTGCCGGTCGTCCACCCCGTGCCCGTCCCCACCACCTGGTCGCTCGCGTGAGTGAAGGCAGCCGTCCCGACGATGTATACCGGCGTGAGATAGTCCCAACTGTCGCCGCCGGTGTTGTACTTGAACAGGTCCCTTCCGTCGCTCGCAATCAGGTAGCGGATGCTCGGCGTCAGCGGATACCGCGCCAGAAACCTCACCGGCCCCGGCAGCGGCGTCGCGCTGAACGCCACCCGCCCGGGGAACTTCTTGTTCTCCCCGTCTCGCACTATGATATTCCGGAGGTCCGGCGAGTCCCACATGGGCAGGCCCGGATGGTGCGCCGGCAGGTCGCTCCGAAAGCCCCCGTCGCAGGGTATCTCCAACGCCTCATAGCCCAGCAGCAAGCTATATCTCCTCGGCGACCATGCTTACCTGAAGATTGTTCGTAAGCTCCATGGTCCCGCCGGCTTCGTTCTTCCACTGCACTGTAACTGTGTGCGCGCCCGCCGCCAGGCTGATCCCGTTGTCTCCGTCCTCGACCAGCCGGTTCAAGCTTACGGTGGTCTTACCGTCCGCATACTTGATCACCGCCTGCCCGAGGGTCGCGGCCGTCACCGGCGTGCCGTCCACTGCCAGGACAAGATAGCCTGAGTGCGCCGCCACGAGTTGCTCCACTGTCAGCGAGGCAACGATGAACAACCGCCCGCCCCGCAACGTGATGCTCAGGGTCACGTTCGGAATGTTTATGAATGCGGCGCTGTTCGACTGCACCGTGCCAATCAGGGACAGGTCTATGACATTGCGCCGCGGGCTGAACTCCGCCCACGCGTCGGCGGCATCACCATACCAGGCCTTGTTTGTGTCCGTCTCGATGAAGAGGCGGCCCTTGGAGCTGTCCCGTAGAGCCCGGTTAGCGGCTACGTCCACCCATCCCTTGCCGCTCCCCTCCGCGTGCTCCCCGGTGGTGGTGCCCAACAGGTTGAAGTCGTGCTCTGCTCCGAGTGCCTGCCGCACCGTCGTCTTGTCCGCCCGTACCTGGTCGTCAACCAAACTCACATTGAGCGTCCCCTTTGGCTTTTCCTCATCCCATGCCATCTCACGCCCTCCTTACGACCGGACTCCTCGGCCCCGTCCGCGTCGCCTTCTCCCCCTCATCCGCCCCGATCGCCGCCGCCAGTGTCTGCCCGCTGACCCCTGCCCACACCGCCGCCCCCTCCGGCTCGTCCAGCATGATCCGCGCGAGCTGCACCCCCTCCCAGGTCAGCACGTCGTCCAACGCCGTGGTGAACCAGTTCGACTGCGCGTCTGTCAGTGCGGCGAGATAGCAGTAGCACAGCGCCTCAATGCCATAGGCCGCATCGGGGACCGGCCCGAAATACAGGCTCCTGCCGTACACGCAGCAGTACGCCGGCTCCCCCGGGTCGGTCGGATCGGGGTACAGCGTGCGGAGCATCGCCAGCGATACCGCTTCCCCGTTCCTCACCTGCGGCAAGAGCACACGGCTCGTGGCGTCCAACCGGTAGACACACCCCTCCTGCGCCTTGCTGCTCGCCATGCGCTTGTAGGCGTCGCCCAGTGCGACATACTCGACCGCTGCCTGAGTTGCGAGCGCCAGCACCGCCTCCATACACGAGAAGTTATGGCGCCGCTGGAGATCCTTGACCACGCCCGATAGGGCTGCCTCCACCAACGCATCCGCCGTCGCCTCGTCCGAATCAAGCGGCCGCCGGATGAGTGCCTCCACCCTCGCCTTGACCTCTCCCCAGGTAGCCATCAGTCCCTTGGCCTCCAGGCGCTCGGCTTATACTCCCTCTTGGGCGGCGCTCCGCTAGGACGCCAACCGTGCTCGCGCGCCTGCAGCAGGGCGATCTGGTGCTGCGCCTTCTCCATCGTCGTGTCTTTGCTGTGCCAATGTCCCGTCTCGGTGTTTTTCACCCCGTACCCATGGGCAGTCTTCTCAAGCGAGTATGGCATCTCCGGCCTCCTACCTCTTTCGGCGCCCCCGCGATGTGGGGGCTGGCGCTGCTGAAACGCCAGCCCCCTCCTGCCCAGGAGGTGAGGCTGGAAGGATCAGAGAGCGCGCCTCATCATCCGCAGGCACGATCGTCTCCCCATATCCCGGTTGCGCCATCACCAGATACGCCACCGCCTCCGGGGACACCGCGTTCTGCTGCGCCACCTGCCTCGCGTCCAGTTCCCCCGTCAGGCCGAACCCAGCTACCAGCATCCGCCCCTGCGCCACCCCTATAATGGTTCTATGCGGCCTCTCCAGGCACCGAAACTTCATGTCTTACCTCCTGCCCCTGCTCGAGCAGCCGGCCCTGCCGCCGACCGCTCCGCTATGGGGGTTCGGCGGCAGAAACAGCACTCGGGTCGCTGCTTTCTATATCCTCCTCAACTGCTCGGCCCTTAGGCGTTCGTGAAGATCGTGACCCCGCGGATGTAGCCGTGCGCCGCCTCATAGGCGAGCTGCAGTCCGACATTGCTGTAGAACTGGGCCTTCTTGATCTGCACGTTGTTGCTCAGAGCCACGTCGTCCCGCCGGAAGTCCTTCCCGGAGAAGTACCGCAACTTCAGGTACTCGGTGTCCACGATGATGATGTCCCCTGGCGCGATCTCGTCCAGCAGCGGGTGCTGGAGCAGTGCCAGGCGCGGGCCATCCGTGATCAGGTCCTCGAGCTGGAACCCGAACTGCTTGTTCTCGCCCGGCTCGATCCACTGCTGCGCCAGCGCGCGCACGTAGTCATGGATGCACCCCTTGGCTACGTACCCGCACAGCGCCAGCTTGCGCCGGTTCCCCTGTCTCATCGCACGCATCCAGGCTGCGATGTTCGTCTTCGAGAAGTTCGCCCCGCTCCCGTCGTGGGTGTGGGTCGTGATGTAACTCGTCACCCCGCCTGTCGTGTACACCCGGCCCGTGACGGTGTCCTGATAGCTCTTCACGCCGTACATCATCGCCAGCTCCCGCTCCATGGCGTGCTGCACCAGCGCGTCACTGTGAACCATCTGCTGGGCCGTCTCCCCGAAGTTGGTCTTCGTCGCCTGCGCCTGCTCGCTGTACTCGTAGGCGGTCTGGAAGATCTGCGCGTAGTTGGAAACCTCGCTCGGGGTCCGAGCGACCGCGTTGGGCGAATCATCCCGATCCGCGAACGCAGTTCCGAGCAGGGTCAGCACCAGATCATCAGCAATCGTCGCCGCCGTGGTGCCCGCGTACCCGCGCTCCACCTCGACCTGCTGGGCACTCACGTGCCGAACCACCCGGAAGACCTCGCCACTCGCTGGCGCCGCGCCCACCCGCACCATCATCCCGATGGGCAGGTAGTAGGCAGCCGCGTTGCCGCTCGCATCGTCAACCGTGAGAATGGTGTCCACCGCGCTGGCCCCTCCTCCCATGTTCAGGAGCACCGTGCGCGGCCAGATCGGCTGCTCCCACTGCTTGAAGACCGGATCCACCAGGGGCTTCCGGTCAAGGCGCGTCAGCAGTGCCTGCAGAGCGGTCTTGTCAGGATGGTTCCGGTAGATGCGCTCCGCCCAGTCGTTCGGCCGGGCGGCCGCCGGAACGTTCGCAATGTCCAACACACCCGGAAAGTAAATCTCAGCCATGATCGGCTCCTCTCCTGCGTTTTGTGCGTCAACAGAGCCGACCGCCTCTTAGCTCAGCCGCCTCGACCGGTTGATAGCCTCCCGCTACCTCGACAGCATCCCGCTGTCGGCATGTTCAGGGCCGGGCCGGGGGGCAGGCGGGCGCCCCTTTCGCTCCCGGAGAGCTAGTCCCGGCCCCTATTCTCTCGTCACTTGGGCCGCTGAAACCTCCCCTGCTCCGCGTCATACTCCGAGAGCGCCGCATCCCTCGGCACCTGCTGCGTACCCGTTGGGTGCATCGGCGTGGGAGCCTCTCGAAAGCCAGTCCCTCCGGCGACCGTCCCCGTCGCCCGCACCCCGCTCACTCGCCCAGTGCCTCGCGCCTCCCGCGCCTGGCGCGGCGTTCCTTGCTTTCCCTCCGCGCGATACTGGCGCGCAACGGGAACCGCAAACCTCTCCAACCGCTCCCTGATCGCCTGTCCCAGGCGACGATAAGCCTCCGGCGTCCTGATTCCCGCAATGCTCGCAACGTCCCCATACCCCTCCGCTCTCATTGCCTCCAATGCGAGCGGGACGACGAAGTTGTCTTCCTCCTCGCAGTCGCTGAAGACCTGGAGATCCGGCAGGACCGCAAACACTTGCTCCCTGATGCTGTTCACTACCCGGTCAGCGCGCTGCGCAACGCGGTTCCACTCCGTCGTCGCCTTCTGTTCCCTCTCCCGCGCGCTCTGGAGTTCCGCCGAGGCTCGCTCCGCGATCCTCTCCACCCGCTCGTCCACCATCCGCTCCAGGCCGGCCGCGAGCAGGCCTCTGCGCCTCATCACCTCCTGCCGCTCCTGCTCCGTGTCATTGGGCAGCATCGGCAGCATCTCCTCAACCACCGCGGCCACGTATTGCGACTCTGCGCCCCCCTCTGGTGCCGGCGGCGCAACCCGCCGCTCAGGCGCCGCTTCCCTAACCGGTGCCCTTTCCCGCGGAAACTCTATCACGCCTGGCTCAGGTGGCGCAGGCGGCCCCTCATCGGCCGCTCCCAGCCAGTCCGGCGCCGCTAACTCGACGGGGGCTGGCGCCAGCTCCCCCTCCGGGACCGCACCCGCGGTCGCCTCGGGCGTCGGTGTTGCCGCCGGTGTCGGGGCCGGCGGGATTGCGCCGCCAGCTGCTCCCGCTGGTTCCTCCACCACCGTCGCCATCGCCACGCATACAAACAGGACCATGAACAGCATCTCAAGCATCGCTCCTCGTCTCCTCCTGGGCTTGCCTGCCTAGCCGCAACTCCTCGGCCGCCGCAATCACCCGCCTTGCAATGTCTAACGCCTCCCTCATCCCCCTGATCTCGCCACACGCCCCCTCCCGCTGCGCCTCGCGCAACAACCCCAGCGGATCGTGCTTCCCGGCCACCGGCGGCGCCAGCACCAACTCCCGCATCTGCGCCTCGATCATCTCGCTGATCGTCTCCTCCAGCAGCGCCCATCCCGGTTGCCGCACCAACTCCTCGTACAACAGCCCATGGTGGGCCAACTCCGCCCGCCGCTTCTCGCGCCGCTGCACCAGCGCCGGCGCCATCGCCCCCGCGGCGTTCCAGAACCTCTCGGTCAGCCGTCTCATCGCTGGCAGCATCACACCGTCCCCATCGCTTCCCGGATCAAGGCCGCCCCCGCTCCGCCCTCCGGCGCGGACTCAGGTATGAGGTTCCCCCGGTGCGCCTGCTCCATCACCGCCTCATCCGGCATCACCGTCGCCTGCATCGGATTCCGTGCCGCACCCTGCGCCAGCGCCTGCAGCAGGGCCTGAATCGCCTGCGGCCCCTGCTCCTGCGCCCGCCGGAAGTCGTCAATGTTGACGGCCCCGAGCTTTCGCGCCCCCTCCTCGAACATCTCGACGAAGTCGAGTCTCGCGTTCAGCCGTTCGTTCCCCGCCACCTCCGTCGCCAGCTTCAACCACAGCGCTCCCTCCGCGGTCCTATCCGCTGGCATCGTGACATCTACCGGGCTAATCTCGATCTCGCCCTGAATGTCCTCCGGCCCTATCAGCGCCCGCGGCTCCCCAGACCGCCGCGCCGCCGCCCCGCCCAGCCGGTAGTACGACGCCTGCGACAGGAACTGCTGCGCGTCCGATATCTCCATCAGCCCCCACGGAGCCACGCCCTGGTCCCACATGAGAGCGCCAACCTGCCCGACCCGCGTCCGCGCGCTCTGGTAGGCCCCGCCCATCTCCGTAGCCGTCCGTTTCTCCTGCTCCGCAACGCCCTGCAAGATGTTCACCGCGCCGAGCGTCTGCTGGATCATATTCCCCGCCAGCCCTAGGTCTCGCATGAGCCCCGCCGTCACATCCCGCACGTCCAGTTGGGTGATGGCCTGCGCCAGGCTGGCCGGCCTGGCGGCATCCGGTTTCAGGCGCATCCGCAGACCCGGCTGCGCGCTGTAGATATCCTCCTCCTCGATCATGCTCGGGTCATACAGGAACGCCATGTACAGCCCCATCCGCACATTCGCAATCCGGCTGTTGATCGCGAAATCCGCATAATCCTGAACCCCCCGCACAATCTCCGGGTAGCTCGGCCCCAGCAGCGCGTGAACGTCCACCGCGCCGTCCGTCACCGCCACCCGGAACTGCCCGTGCCTATTGGGCATCGGCTCCGCCTGAATGATGGTCGCCTTGTTGGCGACGGTGAACACCCATATCTCCGGCGCCAGTGACTTCCCCAGCGCCTTGCCGTCGCTCGTCTTCCAGTCCGCTGGGCAGAGCCGTACCTCGACTTGGTGCAAGGTTTGGGGCTGATCGCTGCTCGGCCACTTCCCGGGGTCGGCGAGAGACGGCATATTCTGTGCGCGGTCTTGCGCTCCCCGATCTATCCCCTCTGCGCCCCCGCCCCGCAACCTGTCTACGTTGAAGTAGATGCCCGCCCGCTGCTGCTGGCGAAGGTGCTGCATCCCCCGCACCGTCCGCACGCAGATGAACTCCCCCGCCTGCGGATCCCAGCTCGGCACCCGCGGGTCCGGCAGATAGTCGCGCGGCGCGATGTTGCGGGTTTCCGGCCCATCCGCCTTTACCCGCTCCGTCGTGCGCTCCGCCCGCCCGAATGCCGGCCACATGCCCAGGATGTTAGCCAGTGGCGCTTCAAGCGTTTCGACCACCTGCTCCCGCTCGGTGCGCCACTGGCCGCTCACTCGCCCCTGTCCGTACTTCAGCGCGTCCTGAATCCAGGCATACATCCTCACCGACATCACATTGCGCGTGTGCTTCTGCTCTAGCACCGCCTCCAGCGACTCCGCCGCCCGGTCATTTCGGGGATCCGTCGCCCGCAACGGCAGCAGGACCGAGCGGCTGGTGTACGCGGAGTAGATATGTGATATCAGCGTCTGGCACGCGGCATAGGTGAACGGCACCACGATCGCCCGCTTGTTGGGGTTCTTCGGCTGCCCGTCAGCCCCGACCTGATCGGGCGAGACGTAGTTCAGCCACAGCAGCTCGAGCTCCTCATAGGCCTGGTGGCGCGTCTTGAGTTCACCCTCCGACAGGTCAATGAACTCCAACAGCCGCGTCAGCACATACTGATGCAGCGGCTGCCCCGGCCGCATCCCGCTATCCGCGCTCTGTCGCCTGTCCAAGAAGCCCGCCACCGTTGCTTCCTACCACGCGCTCGCGTTGTAGGTAATCATATAGCCGTCGGCAGCGGTGATGGTCGTTTCCGGCAGCACCGTCCCGTTAGTCGCGGAGACCGCCGCCCCCGCCGGCAGCGCGCCCGCCGCCGTCACTACCCAGGCCGTTCCGGCACTGGCCTTGAGCGCAATCTGTGTCACATCTGCCGCCGCCGAGATAGGCCGGTAGAGTCCGAGATAGTCGCCCCATCCGATCGTGTAGGTCGCAGCGTTGGGGACCGCTACACCGTGGACGATAACCTTCGTCACGGTCTTGAACGGCTTGAGGCCCTGCACTGTCGCCGCGCCGGTCCCGGTGATGCTCTCTGTCTGCCGGGTGCCGTCCCACTTCGTCCCCTCGATGTCCACCGCGCTCAGCGACTCTGCTCCTGACCCTGTGATCGTGATGTTGCGGTAATAGGTCGGCGATGTCAGGTCAACATGCACCGCCGTCGCCGTCACTCCAGTCGGGATCGTGATCGCCGCGTGTACGCCAGCAGTGCTCAATGCCGGCACCGCGTCCATCACCTGGACGCACGGGAACTTCCCCAGACCCCCGCCCAGGCCCACGCCGGCCTGCACGTTGGCCTGCGTGCTCGTGATCCAACGCACCAGCGGTGCCGTGGTGTCCCCTCCCCAGGCCACTGCCGCGATCACCAGCGCGACCAATAGCACAACCGCCGTCAGTCCTAACTTCGCCCTTCGCGTCATTGTCGTCTCCTCCCTGTTGGGCAGGAGGCTTGCTCCTGCCATGTAGTCTGCCTGCTCAGCGCCTTCGTCCTGCAACGACCGCTCCGACTCGCGGCCCTCTATCCCATGTGTGCCCGTACTGCGGGAGCGGCTTCGGCTTCCCTCCGCGCACCTCCGGCGCCGGGTTGGCCAACCGCACCAGCTCCGAGATCGCCCAGCACATCACCCTGTCATCGTGTCTGCCCTCCTGCGCCCGCGGGATCCCGTCATCCTGATACGCGAACGCCCGCACCTCGCTCCAAAAGCCCTCATCGTGAGAGCCCAACTCTAGCTTCTCTATCCCGTGCCAGAGCCGATCCAACGCCAACCGCCTCGTTTGCGCGTTCGAGAGCCACCCCGGCCGCTTGTCCTTCCGCTCCACCCACACCGCCCGCGGCTCCAATTCGTGCAGCCGCAGCGCCACCACCTCGCCCGGCCCCGGCCTCTCCGCCACGATCAGCCCCGGATACCGGCGCCACAAGCGCAGCAGCAGATGGGCGAACGGATACTCCGGCAGCCGGGTGTGAACCGAGGCCATGTGCTCCCCCGACACCCAATCCCTCACCACCGCCGCCGAGTAGTCGGGCCCTCCGACCTCGTCGCCGAGCCCGGTAGGCTCGGCCTCCTCTTTCCCCTTCGCGGTGTCAGCCGCGATGATGTAGGCCCGCCCGGGCGTCGGCTCTTGCCAGATCACCGTGTCGCCGTTATCCTCGGTGCCTATCGGGTCCGCCGCCGCCCCCATCCGACACAGGTCCGCCTGCTGCAAGTCGAAGAACATGCGCCCCGTCGTCAGGAAGCAGCTCTCATCATCCTCGGGATACTGCTCCGGGAACGCCCGCCCCAGCTCCGCGATCTTGCCGCGCCGCCACCTGATCTGCGCGTCATCCAGACCGTGCCGCGCCATCAGTGCTCTCTCCTCCTCCGTCACATCCTCCAGCGGGGGCCCCTCTATGCGATAGCTCGGATCGTCCCACCACAAGTAGAGGTGGGGCCGGTACGTACTCTTCCCGCCCTTCGCCTCCACCCACCGCTGGTGAAAGTCGTTGCCCATCCCGTTCGCCGTTGACTCGAAGATGATCCGCCCGCCCAGCGGCACCGCCTCCAGCAGACCCCGCAGCACCACCTCGGGATGCACGTACCGCGCCGCCTCGGAAAGATGGAGGTTGTGGATCGTCAGACCGTGGCCGAACCGCGCCGACCCCGCCGCGCCGACGTAGAAGCTCGACCCGATCTGCGGCCAGACGAGCTCCGTTTTCGAGGCGTAGCGCGGGCGGCCCACTTGCACGCGCTCCTCCTCGGGCAACTGCTCCCAGAACAGGTGAACGATGCGGAATATCTTTTCCGTCGAAGCCCAGTCATGCGCCACCAGCACAGACGTAGTGTTCGGCCTCAGCAGCGTGTCCGCGAAAAACAGCGCACAGGACAGCGTCGTGAACCCCAACTGCCTCGGCTTGAGAATCAAGTCCCTGCCCGTCATTTGCGCGAGGAATCGCTGCTGCACGGCATTGAGCAGGAAGGGGATCTCCCTCCGCCCCTTCGTCCTAATGACCAGGTTGGCTTCAATCCAGGTGCGCGGGTTCGCACGGTAGTAACCCCGCGGGTCGTCGAGCTGCGATAGGAAATGCCGCGCCGCCGCCTGCCCCGCGAAGGGATCGGTTATGACCTGCTGCGCGCTCAAAGCACGCCTCCGTCGGTGTCTCTGCCCAAGGCCTTCCGCGCCAGGTCAAGCGCCAGCAGCGCCGCCGTCTGCGCCTCCGCCTGCTGCCGGGTCTTCACGTCAAGCGAGATCGCCGGCCTCCCTCCGATGTGCTTCAGAACGTCCGCCGGCTTCGGCATCGTGCCCATCCGGTGCAGCACCTCCAGTGCCGCATAACTGTCCTTCGTCACGTGCCTCTTCATCGCCCCGACCGCCGCCACGAGCACCGCCTGCAGTTCGTCCCGGTGCATTTCCTTGAGCTGCTCTATGTCCTGCCCCCACCGCGCCTGCCACTCCGCCGAGTGGCGCCACTCGAACAGCGTCCGCGGATGAACCCCGACCTTCTCTGCAATCTCCCCCAGGCTCATGCCCCCCAATACCATTGCATACGCGGCCGCCCGCGGTGCCGTCCAAAACTCAGGCTCGCCACCCGGCCCCGCCCGCTTTGTCGCTCGCGTGCGCGCACGCGTAGCATCGGGCCGTTTCGGCCCTTTTCGGGTCCTCGCTGCCCGCCTCGGACGCTTGTCCTTCCTCACCATTCCTCCATAAAAACACACGCCGAGCCTCTAGGCTCGGCGTCCGATGATCAGTCGGACACCCAGCTCAGAAGCTCGGCGTGGACCCTGCCGCCGCATTACCCCTGGCGTTCACCCGCCTTCGGCGGGGCGAGCCCAGAGGCTCGGCCGTCAACCTCCACTTACCACATCCGCCCCCCGCCTGTCAATCCCTCCCCCCAACAATCTCAAACCTGATCGGACCTGCGGTCTCTCCGCCACGATGCCCCTGCCCCTGCGCCCCTTGCCCCCAGCCCTGCGTTGGCCTACCTTCCCGCCCCCTCACCTATCCCCGCCCCCGAACGGCCTCTCTCAGGGCATCGTAGCGCGTCGTTTCCAGGCAAAACCGCCGAAAGGGCAGGAAATGCCTGTATAATCACCGTTCCGCCTGCTCCGCCTCTCGGCCAACCGCCGCTCCTGAGCGATTCTGCGTAGCCGGCCCCCTCACGCCTGGAGACTCCCCTGCTCCCGCGCCGCCGCAAGGTAGCCCTCTACCCATTCCCGCGTCTCTGGGTGGAGGAATATCTTCCCGCGGTGCTTCGCGTACCATGCCCCCACACCAGCAGGACCGAACAACCCGCCATGTCCCTGCGCGCGACTCGCGCCCACCCAGTCGCAGACCATCTCCAACCGCGCCGCCCGACTCATCGGCAGGGGGATCGCCGCGCCGCTTCCGTCCTCGATGGTCACCCACCATTGCCAGTGATGGTCATTTCGGTTCTGGTGGAAGCACCAGGCAAGATCAAAAGCCTCGTCCCCCGTAGTCGTCGGCTTGTAGTAGCCGGTCGCGTCCCGCCACTGGCACGCATATCGGCCATGAAAGTGCTCAGCGTAAGCAAACCACTCGGAAGCCAGAAACTTCGACAGGTCGTGCACCAATCCGCGCCAGTACAGGCCGCGCCGAAAGCACTCTACTGTCACGAACCACCGATGGAGCACCACATATCTGAGATACCGCAGATGTTTCATCACATCAGCCTCCCCTGCTCCCGCGCCGCCGCAAGCCGCGCCTCGGCGAGGACGATCCGCTCTCCAATCCACCGCACTACTGGCACCGGGAAGGCATTGCCGAGAACCCGATACCGCGGCCCGTCCGGGCATTGTTCCCGCGGCTTACCGCGCCAGGGTATGAGGGTGTAGTCGTCCGGGAATCCCTGGAGGCGCTCGCACTCACGCGGAGTCAGGCGGCGCACACCAAACCCAGCAGGCTGAATGTGGCCCGATAGGAACTGCTGAATGCTACTGATACCTCCGTCGCCGTGCTTGCGTTCGGTCGCGGCATTGGCGCAGAGGGGACCGACCACCATCCGCGTATTACGTCCACTCGCGTTGCTGTTCTCGTTGAGTGTCCCGACGACTTCACCCGTCCGCACCTCGCCAACCCGGTTTTGGGCGAAGGCGATGTGCATCCGCGACCTCGCCGCCAGTGATGATGCGGGTAGTCCGTCCTCAGCGCGTGTGCAGTTTGCCTTGCTGGTGATCTGCTGAGTGTCAAAGGCAACTGCCACCTGCCCGCCCGCGTTCGTGTGACTACGATCATGGCCCATGGCGCGCAGTGGTGGACTCAGGTTGCCCGCGTCCCGTCCATTGTCTTTGCAGGAGAAGGCAACCAACGCCTCGGCCTCCACGCGACTATTCCCCGTCCGTGCGAAGGGTGGCCCTCCCGTCAGGGATGGCACTAACCGTCGCTGCTCTGCATCGTTCTCGTCTGCCCCACCACACTTTCGAGTGCCGCCCGTAAGGCTTCCGGCAACCTCTTCCCTCGCTTCGCGGCTCGGCGCAGGATTCCAGCACAGGCTTTCGCGCTCAAGTAGTACCGCTGCGGCAGGTCGCCAGTCTCCAAGATGGCAGACAGCGAACACACGACGGCGCCGCTGTGGTACTCCGGCAAACTGAGCGTCAAGCACTCGGTAGCACCCCATATACCCGCGCTCCGCCAGTGCTCCGAGGAAGGCACCAAAGTCCCGTCCGCTTCCCGAAGACAGGAGGCCGGGGACGTTCTCAAAGACCAGCCAGCGGGGGCACAGTTCATCAGCCACTCTAAGATACTGCCAGACCATTGAGCCGCGGCTACCTGCCATTCCCTCTCGCTTTCCTGCGAGGGAGAAATCCTGGCAGGGGGGTCCCCCGATGAGAATGTCAACCGGCTCTGCGGTGTCCTTTCCGACCTCATGCACATCTCCCAGGTTCGGCGCGCCGTGGTGATAGGCACCGACTGCCGACGCGAAAGCGTCTGTCTCTGCTACCCATAGGCATTGCCAGTCCAGAGCGTCCCACGCCACGGACGCCCCCCGTATGCCAGCGAATACCTCGGCGAATGTCACGCCCCCGCCTCCAGTGTAGCCAGCACGTCAAGGCAGTCTCCCCTACCTCCGGCCCCCAGTGCTTCCCGGATCACCTCGCCGTGACACGCCTTCGGCGCGCACCAACAGACGAGTACCAGCTTGCCGTGCCTGGCGAGGAGTCCGAGAAGTCGCGCTAGCTCAAGACGCTGCTCAGAGACCACCATCGGTAACGTCTGCGCCATGAGCCATTCCCGGAACATTCCTATCACATCGTCGCGGCTGGCCTTGCCAGCGGTGTACTCGATCCTGTCGCCATAGTCCCGAAGTTTTCCTCGCGGCGCGCCGATGCCGAAGGGATTCGCCAGGGGACTGGCCTTCAGCCCGCGCCGCTTGCTCTCCCGTCCGATGTAGACCCACCACTCCGGCCACTCGCTCACCGGCGGCAAATCGCGTAGGTTGGCGATGGTGATGTCAGCCACCTCCGCCCTCCTTCCCCTCCGCCGCCGTGTGAGGTAGACAAGCGCCCGCGGCGACCGGCTTCTGCGCGGCAAACACCTCCCGCGGGTCAACACCGCCGATGCTTGGCAGGCATTGCAACGATTCCGGGTGTAGCACTAGCAATTGCTCCGACCAGATATGCAGCCGCTCAGCCAAAGCCTCCGCCGCCACGGCGCGGGCGCGTTGATACTCGAAACATTCTTGGTATGCTCCCCCGCCCTCGGCCCTGCATAGGCGACCGCTTACTCGGCATCGGATCGGGTTTACCCAAAACTCGGAGTAATAGGGGTCGCCATTCGGACACTCACTCATCACTTCGCCTCCTTCCCCTCCGCCGCCGCGAGCATTTCCTTCAACCGGTCTTCTTGCCAGGCGCGTTCGGCATCGGCGGCATCGGCGGCGACACGGGCGACACGGGCGGCATAGGCGGAGGCATAGGCGGCGGCAGCGGCGGCGACATCGGCGGCATAGGCGGCGGCATAGGCGGCGGCAGCGGCGGCATCGGCGGCGGCATCGGCGGCGGCATGGACGGCATCGAGTTCCGCCTTTGTGCATTTTCCCGCGAGATGCCTGCGCGCGGCTGTGATGGCATCCCACGGCCTTCTGTCG